TCAAGTTCAATCCCGTGTTCAAAGATTGGGTTTTTGTCCAAGTGAATCTTGTGCCTCCGTTGCTGATCGCAAATCCTGAAGCCTCCACATTGCTAAAAACAAGGATATGTGAAAAGTCAGGATCATTAGTGATCTCTGCTTGATAAAGGTTAGGATTTTGATTGAGTAGGGTAGTGCTTTCCCTTGTGATCGTTTTCTCTGCCGTGATCAAAAGCAACTTTCTAAAATAGAAACTACTGAAGAAAGGTGCTGTCACTTGGAAGTTGGCTTCCGCAAAGATCCGCTTGAGAATTTCGCTTACAAAAACAGCGGGTTTGAAGTTCTTGATTGGGTAGGAAATAGAGTCAACAGAATAGCCGTAATCCACCAAGGGATAGACATAATTATCTTCCCCGTCTACCCATTGAGTTCTGTCCCAAGAACCTTCTATATTGGTTCTATTCCAGACATGATCATAGTCCGCAAAATTTAGATCCGCCAAGGTCTTATCTCCTAGTTCGTGAAGGATGTCCCGTAGCCTACCGAAGACATTCACCTCATAGATGATATCCCCTTCCAAAGAGTTGATCTTCATCATCCTTAGAACCCCGTCAAATATCTTGACATTATCTAGGAAGATCTGAGCCTGCGCCTGCTTTGCCGGGTTGAAGTTAACCCCTATGTTTGCATCTTCTTCATAGAAATCATTATTTACCGAAATATCAAAGATGTTCCCGAATAGCTGCTGATTCTTTGCCGTGCTTGGTAGGGTAATAGTCTTGGAATAGGAAGTGTTCCGCCTTTCGATATCGCTAATGTCCGAAACCGAAAAGGTGAAGTCTACATCAATATCCCCAAGGGTATCCGCTTCGATCCCTTCTACAAATAGTCTAGCACTCATATTACCTGTCTATTGTTTAGAAGTTGAAACTCGACATCCAATTCGAGATTAAATAACTTATCTGAAGCCGTTTTCTTAACCTCATAGGTGGTAGCGTTTGGCTTGACAGGAATCCAAGAAGGAGTGATATAGTTATCATTCACCAAGTTCAAATAAACCAATGGGGAAGAGTATAGCTGCCTGATTAGTTCGGCTTGGGTATCATTCAAATAGTCCGAAATGATTCTCCAATTCTGAGTTTCTTTTGTGAAATAGACCGGGTTTACATTCTTAACCACGATTCCATTCACCTCATAGATATCCCCATTGTAGTTTCTTTCATAGCCTTTCTTCTCGATCTGGAATGTAGTCTTATTTACTAGATCAAAGTTGAAGAAATCGTATGCCCCGTACTTATTCAGGTAGGCTATCCTCATCGGATCGTACCTTCCGCAGGATTGAGTGAAAATCTTTGCAAATTGATAAGCATAAAAAGTAGATCCTATTTGTTTTGTTACTTCAAGTTCAATGCTTTCTACATTTTGCCCGTAGGTAATTGGGCTTACTTTCAAATAGGTAATACTAGGAGTAGATACTGAACTAGGTGTAATGTCAAAAAATCCGGTAGTTCCGTTTTTGTAATTTACTGTCAAAGAAAATAATCTTAAAGTACCCGTATTGATAAAGGCAAAAATTTGAGAGTCAGTATCTCTCATTTTTATTGTAGTCCAATCTGTTAAAGGCTTATAGGTGTTATTAGTTCCTAAACCTGCGTATTGATTAACATTTGAGTACCAATTTTTCAACTCAAGCAAAGGAAAAGCCCCTGCAAAAGCGTACTTAGTTTCACTCACTACCTCACTAGCTAGAACGATAACGAACTCACCGCCTACTTCATAGTATTCGTAGCACTTAAGATAGTATGCCTTGATTGCATTGGTAGAAGATGAAGAAGTAGCAGTCTCATAAAACCCTTTGCTGTAGCTAAAATCTACAGAGACATATTTAGAGACATCGAACTCCACCGGTTCGGAAGGATCAGCAGGTGAATCATAGTAGGCAGTAGTTACCAATTCATCATCTGAATTGTAGACTTTCACTACATACTTGAAGCCTACCTCTTCTGAGTTCGTGCTGCTGATCGTATAGTTGATCCTGTTGAATGCAGGAAGGATGTCAATGCTAGGTTCTACTAGGGTTATCATTTGCTTATTCTTAAAATTAGTGAATCACTTCCAATGGTTTGAATGTCGACATTGAACTCCGGAGTAGCTTCATCTATTGATTGCTTGATGAACTGCCTTCCTTCAATACCATACTTCTTGATGTAGTAGGCTAGTCTCTTGGCACTACTTGAAATTTGTGGTAGCATATTTCTACCCTCGATCAGGTTAGTAGCTTCAATCTCCATGTTCTTTCTTCGCATCCATCCTTCCAACTGCTTCAAGGCTTCGACAGGCATTCCATAAGTTTTGAATTGGTAGAATCTACCATCATCATTCTTATAGGTCTTCCGCTTGTTTTGGATACCCTTCACACCCTTATCTATGTAGTCGGCATAGTCTACACCTATTTTTATTTCAAGCCTGTAGCCTGTCCTAGTTTCGCTTACACCAAGAACAGAAAAGGAAGATGCTAGTTTCCCTTGATCAGCAGGAGAATATTTGGCTAGGTTATCTACTAGATTGATCCCTAGTTTTTCCATCGCATTCTTGACATTTGCCACAAGCGTACCTTCAACCTTTGCGACATACTCGCTAGGATTCAGTTTTCTTCCACCTATTACTAGGTTCGCTACTTGAGCTTTTGTTGCAACTGCCATTTCTTGTACTGCGCTTCTTTATCCTTGTTTTGATCCTTCAAATATGCTAGGGTATTTAGGTACTCGATCACCCTCAATTCGTAGCCTTCGTTTACTGTTATGTTCTGGAAGTCTGCAACTTGTTTAGTGCTAAATACCCACCCCCACCTTGCCATAAACGGACTACTTTCTCCGCCATCTTTTGATTCTCCATTGAGAAGGTTATGGTACTGCTTATTAATTCGCTGAATAATTGACAAAAAAAAAGCATACAGCTATATACTTCTATGAATTTTGCCCCTAGCAAATCATCCGCTACCACATCATGAGGAACTACCCCATAGCCTTGATACTTGTCTCCTTGCATTGGAAGAAAGAAACAGGCAGCAATCTTATTCAACTGCATGATCTCCCCACTAAAAGCTAGGATGTCAATGTACTGCCCTGCCGTGATCTCGTGTAGTTCATAGCAAAACTTGTATCTATTCTCACCTACCTGCAAATAGTCTACAGGTTTGGTCTCTGGAATGTTATCAAAGAAAGCCAACTTCTCAGCGTACTCGTGCATCAGATCCCTGTACTTGAAATCATCATAGTACTCTTCATCCTTTCCCTCCACGATTGCAAGCATCTTCTGCTGCTTCTCAATGATATTCAGGTTAGCGTTTGCCTCGATATCGTACAGGCTAATGAATTGCCCGACAGTCAATTTATCCCACATAGTTCTAAATATATTTTTTTGGTTTGATGTATCTATCTAAAGGAGTACTTCCCTAGATGACTATTCGAGATCTTATTCACCACGGAATACCTCAAGGCATCCAATGCGTGATTGAAATTATCCACGGGCTTATTTGTCATCTGCCCATTTTTGTCTTCGATATACTTGTAGTTCCGCAGTTCCTTGATCAAGTTATAGCTTCCCTCCGTTGCATAAAGGTTGTATCTGCGAATGATGTCTATCCCTAGATTGATAGCACCCTTCACCACGGGCTTTACATTCCATCCCATCCGGTAGATCTCCTCAATGCTTTTCGGTTCTGCTGAATCGGCAAATATCTCATTCTGCTTTTCTAGTCCTAGGTTCTGCATCTCCTTGGCTATGTCCTGATTGGTCATGCCGGTACGATAGATCAATTCATCCACATACATCGCATCATCAAGGATGTAAGTCCGCACCAATGCCGTAGGATCATTTGAGAATCCAAAGTCAAGCCCATACGCTACTAGCTTAGCTTCCTTTGGGATCTGCTTACAAGTACTGAAGGTATATACTAGGGATCTGCTTTGACCCCTTTCTCCTAGCCCGTAGACCCTCCAATAGTTTTCATCTATCTCCTTTAGCCTTTCAATTTCTGCCTTGATCTCAGCCCCTAAAAATGGGTTATCCTTGTAGGTAGTTTGATAGAACTCTACATCCTTTCTAGGAAGCACCTGATCATAGATCCAATGAAATTCTTCCGAAGGGTTGAAGTCAATGATCACCTTTTCATTTGTACGGAAAAGAAGCTGCTGCCAATCTTCAAAGGTCAATTCGTTTGCCTCATTTGCGAATAGTAGATCACGCTTTCTACCCCTTATCTTCTGAGGCATATCAAGGGAGATGAATTCAATGGTGTTGCCGTTTAGCTTGTATTCAGATGCTGTCTTGCTGTGATCATCTTCTGAATAGATTTCATGATCCTTGAGGATAGTCAAAAAGTCCCTCATGACAGTACCTCTCAAAGCAGGGTAGGTCTTTCGGCAGATCGTGATGATCTTCCCTTGGTTTCTTTCGCAGTATGAAAAAATAATCCAGAGAAGAATATTGTAGGTCTTCCCCGATCTAGTGCCACCTTGCTGTACTACTATCTTTGATTTGCTAGTTTCAAGATGTCGGAATACCTTATTTGTTTTGATGCTAGATACTATCATCCACGATCTTCACCTCGAATAGTTTCTTCCCATCTGCACCGGTCAACTCCTGCCTTTCCACATAGCCTCTAGATTTGCCTTGAGTTTTTAGAAAAAAGATGATAGCAGTAGTATCACCGCTATCTATCTTTTGATCTAGTTTTCCTTCTACGAAATCAAGCCTAGAATTCCTTCCTTCGATTACAGCCTGTTCTAAGCCATCCTCTTCAATCCATTTGTAAATAGTATGTCTATCTACCCCTAATGATTTTGAAGCTGCTGATAGGTTACCAAATGCCTTCACAATGGCTTTCTCTATCACAGATGTCTCAGGCTTTTTCATAGTGTGGAGTTTTGGAAAAATTTAATCTAGTTTTTCGTTTGCTACTACTTCAGGTTCTTCTATTTCTTTTTCCTCTAGTTTGTTTTCGATCCCTGCATCATCTAGCAACTTCTTAAACAAGTACGCTAGTTGAAAGATTCCTTCCTCATGATCTAGGGTGATGCTGATCACTTTTTTAGGACTGTTGAAATTCAATTGAAAGTTTGACATGGTTTGTGGTTTTTTAAAATGGTAGATCGTATTCTTCGGCTTGGTAAGGTGCAGGAGCAGTAGGCATTTTATTAACCTGTGAGTTGCTATTTTCTTCCTTTTTGTAATCGTTTAGGGTAATGGCTACATCCTTCCCGTATTTATTAGGCTCATCAAATACATTGATAGAAATGTTCACATACTTCTTTCCCTCATAGGTGTAGGAATGTGCCTCAGCATCGGATAAGCAGATCGCAGCCGTGAGCCATGATCCGCTTCTTTTCTTTCCGTTGCCTAGTTTAATTTTTGGTTTGTTGTCCATGTGTTTATTTGGTTGGTTTTCTTCTTCTCTTGATTGGCTTGTTTTCAATCACCGGGGCTTCTGTAGTGAATGCTACCTCTACCTGCTTCAATGCCTCTGCTGCTTCTTCTTCCTGCTGCTTTCTGTACCAAGTTGTATTTTCCTCATTCGTGTACCACCCATATAGGTAGTTGACTAGTTCTGCCCGGCAGCTACTGCACCAATGTGAAAAGTTGTGCTTCGGATTCACATAGGTAGTATATAGGTGAATGAGATCCGCATAGACTTCCTTGGAATAGTTGCGGATGAAAGCGTGCTTCTTGTAGCACTCATATAGATGAAAGTGCTTCTTAAATACTTCGTGATCTTCAGGTGTCATATTTTTCTAGTTCTTGTTTTACTTCTTTCCAATACATTAAACCCTTATAGTTTGTATTTTCGTGCAATAAATAATTTTTATAATCGCTTAGTATTTCATCAACTGCTACCAATGAACAATTTTTTGCGAATGTCTCATTACCTGTTTCCCATAGATAAATTTCAAACAAATCCTTAGCCTTTTCTTTTGGACTCATATTTCAAATTTGTTAGTGAAATGATCCTCCACATACAGATAGATGAAGGGTACTATACTAGATATAAATATCGCAGATAGTAAATCCGTTTTTAAGATTAGAAAAAACAGGCTGATCCAGAATGACATACAGAAGGAACAGCTAAAAGGCTTGACCAAATTCCTGCCCGTGACTTTCTTAAAAAATTTAGGAAAGTTTAGGATGTAAAAGTAGATCAAGGTTATCCCGATCGACCCTAATATACTAGCTGCTGCTTGATACATTTTCTGATATTTTTAATTGTTATAAAAATTGAAGTATGCGGAATGCCTGTCTGCTTTGATACCTTCCTCACAGATCCTAGTTCCACATACATCTTGAGTATTTCTTGATCGTACCAATACAGGGATTCAATGATCTTTGAAATTGAGTCTGCTACCGCTTGGCTATTATCTATTTCTTCTTCTTCCTTGATAAACTTGACTATATCCTCCACGGGAACTAGGGCTGCATACATCCTACCGAACTTTCCATATTTGCTATTGGTCTGATTGCAGCAGATCCTAACTATCCAAAACTTAAATACCTGCTTTCCTTTGGCTTCTAATTCCTTAAGTTTGGCTTGATCATAGTCTAGGACTATCACAGCTACTTCTTGCCGTAGATCTTCCCATAGGTCTTTTCCTATGTTCTGGAATACATATTTGAACTCTTGATCATATAGCCATTCAATCGCTTTCATTTAAGGCTTATTACTTCGCCCGTAGGCTGCCCGGCGTAATCGCAAAGCCATCCGTTCCATTCAAAGCGTACTTCCTTCTCTCTGCCGTTATATGAAGATGCTAGGATTCTGATCTGCCTTTGGACTATTTCAATACTTTGAAAGCTACCTTTTCCCTTGTTCATCCACTTAGACCATTCCCCATTTGAAAGCCTATAGCGGATCTCAAGAGAATAATCTAGTTTCGATTTTGGGAGCATTCTAGGCATTCTATTTCTTTTCTCTAATCACTACTTCAAGACCTATAGCCTCACAGATCATTCTAAGATTGAACAGGCTAATAGATTCCCATCCATTTTCTACTTGGTTGATAGGTGCATGGCTTAGACCTAGCTTCTTGCAAAGTTCTAGCTGTGTGTATCCGCTTTTCTTCCTTGCTTGTCTTATTAATCTTCCTTCTTCTAAACTCATTTGGTTTGTTATTTTCTACGAATATAGGATAAAAATTATTATCCAATTTTAAAGGGTGAATTTTGTCTAATCTAAAAGTCCCCACCATTTAAATAGACCTGATTGACTCTCTAATTCTTTGTACCTTTTTGCTTCTATCAAATCAATAAAAACATCAGGATAATATTTTTTCATTCGGTTAAGTTTGGTTTTTGACTTGTCATCCATATATCCTTTAACCTCAATCAAGTAAAATGACCCACTTAATCTAGTCACTTTAAAATCTGGAAGATAACTCATTACACCTCTTTTAATTGCTTCAAATCTATATTCTTCCGCTTCATGCTCCCAGTCTTTTATCAATTCACTATCCTTTAAATATTGAAGATAGGCTGCCACATTTGCCTCCCATCTTGATCTAGCAAAAAATGTTTTACCATCTATCGTAACCTTGCCTTTTTTGACTCGGCTATATTGATTTTGTGAATTATTCTTAAATCTTTGAATCATGTTTTCAGATTGTTTTTTTGCTTTATTTTCTTTATGTTCTTCCGAATGTATACGGTGACTTTTATCTGCCCACATATTCTTTGACTTTACAGATAATTTAATTCTATTCTCTATTGAATGAGTTTTACCTAGCATACCTCTTGGATGACCTTTTTCTAAAATATACTTTTTTGATCTTTCAGATAATATTTTCCTTTGTTCCTCAGTCCTTTCACCTGTAAGAATATCAAACCTTCCTTCTCTTGTGTACCTTTTCATTAATTCAGAATGATCAGGTCTTTTTTTGCCAACCTTAGAACTTGCCGCCCTTTTTTGAAACTCTTTAAAGAACTCTGAATTTTTGTCAATTCTTAAATTCAATTTTGAAGCCATACTCCTTACTTGCCCTTCTGTTTTATTTAATGATTTTATGCAAAACCATTTACCTTTTAGAGGGTAATTTATTGAAAGAAAGTCAATTTCTTCTTTTGTCCAATTATTTTCCATTCTTAAATTTAATGGTTTTTATCGGGTTGTCCTAATCATTTGCAGATCTTATAGAGTAAGTCCATGCATATAGTGTACAGGGCTACTATGACCATAAACAAAAGCCCAAATTCAAATTCAAAATGGAATAGGGCAAATATAGAAAGCATGGTAGACTGAATGCTAAATATATCCTGCTTGCTAGGGATGAATTGAGTGAGTATCTTTTTCATTAGGATATAGTTATTTTGACAGTGTTAAATTTGGTTTCGGATTTCATAGCATCACTTACTTCAATCAATATGTCTGAATTCAAAGCTATTTTTTTGCGTTCTAAAAACATTTGAATTTGCCTAGCTAATTGCTTCCCATTCTTTTCTTTCCTGTTTGATAAAAAATAAGT